GCAGACCAAGCGGTGGAAGGCACTGAACGCTGTCCTCAAGCCCAACACTCTGCTGTGGATGATGACCGGCACACCGGCTTCGCAATCTCCGGTGGATGCGTACGGCTTGGCTAAGCTCGTCAACCCAACAGGTGTGCCAAAGTTCTACACCGCTTGGCGCGACGCAGTGATGAACAAGCTGACCATGTTCAAGTGGGTTCCAAAAGCCGACGCCGCCGACAAAGTTCATGCTGCCTTGCAACCAGCCATCCGGTTCACCAAGGAACAATGCCTTGACCTGCCGCCCGTCATCACGCTCACACGCGAGGTGCCGCTGACTCCACAGCAGGCTAAGTATTACAACCTGTTGAAGTCCCAGATGCTGATCATGGCAGCAGGCGAGACGATCACGGCAGTCAACGCAGCCGCCGCGCTCAACAAGCTCTTGCAAATCTCCTCGGGCATCGCATACACCGACAACAAGGAGACTGTGGAGTTTGACGCCACACCACGGCTGAACGTGCTGATGGAAGCGCTGGAGCAGACTGAGCGCAAGGTCATCATCTTCGCCCTGTTCCGCTCCACCATCGACACGATCAGTGACTTCCTCAACAAGAACGGCATCGCCAACGAGCAGATTCACGGCGGAGTGACAGCCACCAAGCGGGGCGACATCATCAAGCGCTTCCAGACGCTGCCCAACCCCAGGGTGCTTGTCATGCAGCCACAGGCTACCGCGCACGGCATCACGCTGACTGCGGCGGACACCGTGATCTTCTATGGCCCGCTCATGTCCGTGGAGCAGTACACCCAGTGCATCGCCCGTGCCGACCGCAAAGGCCAGACCAGCGACAAGGTCACGGTGATCCACATTCAGGGTTCTCCCGTAGAGAAGCGCATGTTCAAGGCGCTAACCCAGAAGGTTGACGACAACGCCATGCTCGTCAGCCTGTTCAACAGCGAGATCGCAGAAAGGAGTTGACCGAAGCCTCATACAATGTACAATGTTTGACACAACAACAGGAGAAAGCAGTGAGTGAAGACATCATTCCACTTGATCGTTTGACGCGCATCTACATGAAGATGCGTGTGGCTATCCAAGACCTTGAGCGCGAGTACGACACGAAGCTGGAGGAACTCAAGTCCCAACAGCAGTCGGTCAAGAACGCGATGAAGGATCAGATGCTGGCCCTCGGCACCAAGTCTGCCCGTACCGAGTTCGGCACGGTTACCTTGACCGAGAAGTCCCGCTACTACACGCAGGACTGGGACAGCTTCAAGCAGTTCGTCGTTGAGCACGACGCGGTGGATTTGCTGGAGAAGCGCATCCACCAATCCAACATGGCTAAGTTCTTGGAAGAGAACCCAAGTCTTGTTCCCCCCGGTCTGAACTCGGACACCGAGTTCGACGTTTCTGTTCGCAAGCCTTCCAAATAAGGAGAAGCATCCATGAGCAACGTTGCTCTTTTTTCTGGTTCCAATGTTCCCGCGTTCGCTAAGAAAGGCGAACTGTCTGACCTTGCCAAGTCCCTCGCTGGCGGCGCTGGTGGTGGCGGCAAGCGCATCTCCATCAAGGGTGGCGTGTTCCGCCTGCTGGTGGACGGCAAGGAAGTGGCTTCGATTGACGAGCGCTACCTCGATGTGGTCATCGTCAACGCCGCTCCCAAGATCGGCAGAACCTTCTACATGAAGGCATACGACGGCGAGACGCCCACTGCCCCTGACTGCTGGTCTGCTGACGGCGAGAAGCCCGATGCCTCCGCAGCCAACCCGCAGTCTGATCGCTGCGCTACCTGCCCCCAGAACATCAAGGGCTCTGGCTCGGGCGAGTCCCGCGCCTGCCGCTTCAGCCAACGGCTTGCGGTTGTCCTGGCCAATGATCTGGAAGGCCATGTGATGCAGCTTCAACTTCCTGCCACGTCTATCTTCGGCAAGGAAGAAGGCGACAAGCGTCCGCTTCAGGCGTACGCCCGCTATGTGGTTGCCAATCAGGCAAGCCCCGAGATGATGGTCACTCGCATGCAGTTCGACACCAAGGCCGAGGCTCCCAAGTTGTTCTTCAAGCCCGTGCGTTGGCTGGACGAGGATGAGTACGAAATCTCTGTGCGCCAAGGCAAGACCGACGACGCCAAGCGTGCCATCACCATGACCGTGGCCAAGATGGACAAGGTGGAGACGCCTGCCCCTCTGGCACTGGAAGGTGCCAAGCCCAAGGCTAAAGCCAAGGCCAAGGACGAGCCGGTTGCCGAGGAAGATGAGGACGCACCCCCGACCAAGCGCAAGGGCAAGTCGGAAGAACCCGCTGCCGCCGCCAAGCCAAGTCTGGCTAAGCTCGCGGCTGAGTGGGACGACGAGTAATCATGGGGGCGGCAATAGCCGCCTTTAATCACAATGCCTTACTCAATTAGAACTGTTGCACTTGTAAAGAAAGGATCGCGCTCGGGGTTGGGCAACCAACTCGGGCGCTTAGCCGTGGACAAAGACTTGTCGGTCATCAAGATCGCCAAGGCCACCGGAGCAAGCCGCCAGACGGTCTACAACTGGATGCTGGGGGGTGATGTCATCGCCCCGTATCGCCCTTCCGTAGAGCGTCTGATCGCCATCCTCAAAGCAAACCCAAACCCTGAAAAAGCATGGAGCCAAATATGCCTGGAATTCAACCTTCAAGCCTGAGCGATGAGGAGTTTCTGTCGCACGTCAATCTGCTCATCGACAAGTCGGGACTGCTGCCCCAAGAGGTCATCAACGAGCTTGTCTACCGCACCAAGAATGCCGGACGGGACAAAGAGAAGTCCTTGGACTCGCTGAATCCCGAGCAACTGCCACTGCCCTTCGACGCCAAGTAACCCGGGGAGATTCATGGAACCGCTAGATTTCTTAGCGGCGGTTCTGCCGTCTCCCGGTCACGGGTATTACTGTGCGGCTGAACTCTCGTCAAACAAGAAGCAACACGTATTTGGAGAAAGCCTTGACGAATTCACCCCATACATAGAGCAGTGGGTAGCCAACGAGCAGGATGTCTACTTCGCTCTGGCAACCTTCGCAGACAAGGGCAAGCGCACCGCAGACAACGCTGAGTACCTTCGTTCCCTGTTCATCGACATGGACGGGTACGAGTCGATTCAGGTGGCTCTGGATGCGCTGGGTGCCTTCCTCTCGGATACTGGGCTGTCTGACCTTGGCAACCCGTGGATCGTCGCCTCTGGCGGCGGTCTGCATTGCTACTGGTCATTCGATACACCCGTAGAAGTATCTACGTGGAAACCCGTAGCCGAAGGGCTCAAGCGTCTGTGCAAGCAGCGTGATCTGGCCATCGACAACACGGTCACGGCAGATGCGGCCCGAGTCCTGCGCATCCCCGGCACCAAGAACTTCAAGAAGAAATACGACACGCCCCGGCCTGTGGAGGTGCTACAGAGGGGTGGGCCGGTGTCTTTTGATGCCTTGGCGGGGCGCATTGAGGAACTTCTGGGAGCGTCTGCCCCCTTGCCCCCACCCAGTTCTCTGGTCTTGCCGGGCAAGCGCCCGATCAAAGACTCTCAGGCGGGTGTCCAGATACTGGCCAACAGCATCGTGCGCTTCAAGCAGATCGTGGAGCGCACCGAGTCCGGGGACGGGTGCTTGCAGCTTCAGCACTATGTGGCCAACGCCACCGATGAGGGCATGGAGCCGCTGTGGAGGGCGTGGCTGAGCCAAGCCAAGTATTGTGCGGACGGTCAGCGTGCCGCCATCATGCTCAGCGAACTGCACCCATACCCGCAGGATCGGATGGAGCAGAAGCTCAAGGAGATCAAGGGGCCCTACCCATGCATCAAGTTCGATAGTGAAAACCCTGGGGTCTGCGAGAAGTGCAAGCACTTTGGCAAGATCACGAACCCCTTGGCGTTGGGCAGGGAGTTGGTGTCTGACAACACCGAGAAGGAAATCGAGATCACGCCTGCTGATCCTGAAGACCCTCAAGCCCCCGCCGTCAAGGTCATCCGCCCCACACCGCCTCATGGCTACGCTTACGGGGCCAACGGTGGCGTGTACGCTGACCGCATGGTGGAGGAAGCAGACGGCACCAAGCGCAAGCAGCAGGTCATGATCCTGCCCTACGACCTGTTTGTGGTGGACATTCTCGACAAGGAAAACGATCACACGGTGCACATGGTGGCCAACCGCAAGGACAAAGCGGCGGACATCCTGTTTGCTCAGCGGTGCGTG